TTAACAGTATATTTTATTTCTAAAACAGTTATAAGTAATTTAACATTATATAGTTCTTTACAAAGACAAATGACTATTATAAATGGAGAACCAATATTTAGTGATTTTGATTATTTTGATATTAACCCTACAACAATAGCACTTACAAATAGTACAAAAACAAATATAAATGGTTATTCAAATATTAGAGTATTTGTACCACAAATAAATAAAGCAACTGCTGTTAAATCGGCAACAATGAGTAAATATAGATTCACATGTGGAACAAATCAACCAAGTGAAGTAGCATATAGTGATAGTGAAGATGTTTATATGGATATAAATGGTGCAACAAGTGGAACATATAATGTCTTTGCAATAGATAGTAGAAACAATGCAAAACAAGTTGTTAAACTTGCTACAACTGAACTTGCATATACACCAATAAGTTTTAATACTTCTTCTTGTTCTGTAGTAAGAAACAATGGTGGAGTTGGTAGATATGCAGTATTAACATTATCAGGCAATATATGGAATAATAATTTTGGTGCAGTAATCAATAGTATAAAAAGTGTATCTTATCAATATAAGAAAACATCTGAAGCACAATGGCAAACTGGACCAACAACTATAACACCAACATTAAGTGGAAATACATTTTCTTTTGAAGATGAAATAGCAAGTAATGATACAAATGGTTATTTTGATTTAGACGCTTCATATAATTTTAAAATAACAATAACTGATGAATTATCTACAAAAGAAATTGAATTAACACCAATGGGAAGTGCAATTCCAAATATATCGTTAGCAGATAATGGTGTAGGAATTATGTGTGATTATGATGAAAGTTTAGGCGGAGATTTACAAGTTGGAGGTAAAAGACTTGATATAGTAGAAACATCAACAGATGTAAATGGTTGGACAAAAATAATATATCCTACACATATTGAATATGTAAAAACAGTATTAGATACAAATATAACTTTTGGTGGAAATTTATGGGGACATTTAACTTCAATATCTTTACCTGCAAATATGAATACACTAGGAGATAGGATACTTACTTGCTCTATTGGTTGTAATGATGCTGCAATTTTATTTAATGCTTATTCGGAAGAAAACTTTGCAACAATAGAAATAACTTGGAATAATAAATATACAAGTGATGTAACTGCCAATTTATATGCTCATTTTAGGATATTAGAATATGTATAGTTATGAAATAGCCTGTTTGTTAGAGCAAAAAAAGTATCTAATAAGTGTAAAAGAATATTTGCAAATAATAAAAAGTCCACAAGTTGACCATATTCAGTATAAGAACCAACAATTTTACATCTGGACTAATGATGGGTATCAATTTGTGTTAAAAATAAAGTTATGATAGAATAAAATAAAAGGAGGTTTTAACAATGTTAACAATACAAAATAAAGGTGTAGTTGAAACTACAAAAGAAAAGAATTATATGAGAGTAGAGGCTTATGGATTATCAACAGATTCAAAACCAACTCAAGCAGGTAATTATTATATAGGTAATGGGTCATTATTTATAGAAATGGATACAGGAAAAATATATTTTTATGATCTAGCAAATACAAGATGGTTAGAATTTGGTGTAGAAGCAGAACCAGTAGTAAGTAATGAAGAAACACAAGGTAATGAATAAAGGAGGTGTAAAATATGGATATAACAAGTTTTATACTAGGTTCAGTAGCAGGTGCAAAATCTGCTAGTGGATTAAGATATTTAGTAGTAGAAGAATTGCCACAAGTAGGGCAAAATAATATTATTTATTTAGTACCTAAATCAACAAGTAAAACAAATAACTATTATGATGAATATATGTGGATAAGTAATGCTTGGGAATTAATAGGAGATACACAAGTAGATTTATCTAATTATGTTCAGAATACTGATTATGCTAGTTCAAGTGCAGGTGGAGTCATTAAAACTGCAAATGGTGTGAATACAGCGTCAGATGGAAAAATATATGCAAGTTCGTTGTCATATTCGCAATATGGGACACTTTCAGATTATACATTTGTAAGTAAAGGAACATTAGAAAATGTAATAGATGGCAAAGGATTAATTACACAATATTCTACAATGCCAACAGCAAGTGCAGAAACAGTGGGAAAGATAATTCAATATATTGGAACAACAAATGCTAACTATACAAATGGTTATTTCTATATAGGAACAACAGATGGACAAGACCCAGCCACTTATAGTTGGGAAAATATAAACGTACAACCTAGTAGTGGTGGAGGTGGTAGTACAACAATTGTTATTACTAACACTTCAAATAATGTAGGTTCTTTAACTATTGGTTCAGATGACTATGATAAATTATTATATATATGGGATAATAAATCAGATACATCAAATATAAAAATAGTGCTTAAATTAACAGATTATATTTATATACCTGGTTTTGCAGATTATGATACAGCATATAGAAGAATAACATTGAGATTTACAAGTTATATTGATAATGGTAATTTAAATAATTTTGGTGTTAATTATTTTGGATATAAAGATTATATTATAACTTATAAAAATGATAATGGAACAATATGGCAAGTTCAACCTGCTGTTCGTTCAATGTATGGTATAGCAAATTCTAGTTCAAGCATTTTAGGAAAATCTAATACACAAAGTTGGACACCAACAGGAGATTATAACCCATCAACAAAACTTTATACAGACAAAACACATTATGAAAATATGACAGGTTATGACGCTACTAAAACACAAGTATTAAAGAATATAAATGGAGTACTTCAATGGATTACAGAGGAATAATATGTTATAATATATATAGAGGGTAGCCCTTATCTACCCTCAATCATTTATAAGGGAGATGATTAAGTGAATAAGGAAATATGGCTACCTATTAAAGATTATGAAAATTATGAAATAAGTAATCTTGGTAGAGTTAGAAAAAACAATAAAATATTAAGACAATATGAAAATGATAAAGGTTATTTATATGTGGGTTTATCTAAAAATAATAAAAGGAAATTTTTTAGAGTGCATAGGTTAGTTGCTATGGCATTTATAAATAATTCAGAAAATTTACCAGAAGTAAATCATAAAGACGAAAATAAATTAAATAATAGAATAGACAATTTAGAGTGGTGTACAAGATTATATAATATGAGATATGGTAATGCACAAGAAAAAGCAACTAAAACTCGATATAAAAAAATAAATCAATATGATTTAAGTGGTAATTTAATTAAAACTTGGAATAGTATAAAAGAAGCAACAGAAACACTTAAAAATACACATATTAGAGATGTATTAAAAGGAAGAAGAAAAACAGCAAGTAATTCATATTGGACTTATTGTGATAAATAAAGAGGAGATAAATAATGGGGAATATAACAATAAGTGATATAGCAGTATTTTTAGGGCTTATAGCAGGAATTATAACAAGTTTAGGTGTAATATTAGTACCTATTAAAAAAAGTTTAACAAAGGTAATTAAAAATGAAATAGAACCTATTAATCAAAATATAAAAAATTTAGATGTAGGACAATGTAAAAATTTTTTAGTAAGATTTTTAGCAGATGTAGAACAAGGTCAAGAATTAGACCAAGTTGAAAAAGAAAGAGCCTATGAAATATATGACCACTATACAAATGATTTAAAACAAAATAGTTATATACATAAAAGATGGGAACAATTAATGAAATAAGGAGTGTAAAAACTCCTTTTTTTATACATTTTTGGAATACAATTCCAATTTTATTTTACAAATTAAAAAAGTTGTTATATAATACCCTACCAACAAAAAGGGAGGGATAATATGCTAAAACAACATTATTATTTTGATATGCCACAAGAAACCTATAATTATATAATTAGAAAAGGTATATTACAGGAAAGTAAAAAAGAAAAGACTATATTAGATTTATGTTTAAAAGGTCAACCATTAAAAGTTATAATGAACGAAACTGGCTATTCAGAAAGAACAATTAGTTATAGAAAAAAAGAAATATATAATAAAATAGAAAAATTGCGATAATTTGCGGTAATTTGCGATTTTTTGCCAATATTTTGCCATCTTGTTTTATTATTTTATAGTAGTATATACCAGCAAGTGGGGGAAAATACTATGATAAGAAAACTACAAATAAAGGCTATATATGATGATTTTCTTGCTAATGTTAATTTAACAGAAGAACAAATAAAACTCTTAAATATGTATATAAAAAGGGAAACTAGGACTAAAATAAGCATGGAACTTGGTATGAGTGAAAGAACTGTTGGTAATGAAATTATAAAACTTAAAAAACTATTTAATGATTATTGCAATTTGCAAATTTCAAAAGCAACTTTATTAATGAAATAAGTTGTTTTTTTTTTGCCGTTTTAAAAACAAATTAAATCATAAAATTATACTTGAAAGGAGATAAGTACAAAATTAGGGAGTTCCCCATTAAGAAAATTTTGTAAACTTATCTTTTTTCAATTTATAGGAGGAAAATATGTTTAATAACCCTTATATGAATGGATACAATCCACAAATAACTATAGACAAAATTAATGCACAAATGAATGAATTGGAAAAAATGAAACAACAATTGCAACAACCAATTCAACAACCTACTAATTTAACTCAAAATTTTCAAATAACTCCTACAAACCAAAATGTTATAAAATATGCAAACTCTATGGAAGAAGTAAGAAGAAATATGGTAATAGGAGATACACCTTTTTTTAGTAATGATATGTCAATTGTGTGGATAAAAGATACAAAAGGTAATATCAAAACTTATGAATTAACTGAAATTATACCTAAAGATGAAAAAGATATAAAAATTGAATATTTACAAGCACAAATTGAAGAATTAAAGAAAGGAATGAAATCAAATGAATCCAATGCAATTATTGATGAATCAATTACAGAATCAGTTGAAAGCAAGAAATCCGATAATGTTTCAACAATTCCAAAATATAACAAAAAATCAAAATAATCCTCAAGAAGTATTAAATCAGATGATGAGTAAATACACTCCAGAACAAACACAACAATTTATACAATTTGCAAATAGTTTTGGAATATCGAGAGAACAACTAAATCAATATGGTATCAAAACTCAATAGAGTTTTTGATATAGATTAAAATTACGAAAGGAGGAGAATTATGAATAGTGGTATTCAGCCAACAGTCGAATTAGCGACTAACAATGGCAATGGTTTTGCTTATCCATATCCAGTAATGTATGGAAATGGTGGTTTTGGTGGCAATGGAATGTTTGGTGGAGATGGCGCACTTTGGTTAATTGTTTTACTTGCTCTAATTTGGGGTAACAATGGCAATGGTGGTTTCTTTAATGGTAACTCATTTGATAATGGTTATGCTTGGTTATCTAACGGTCAAAAAGAAATTATGCAAAATACAAACAATGGATTTGATACATTACATTTATCTAACCAATTAGACACAGTAAATAGTGGTATTTATTCACTATCTAACCAATTATGTAATACAGGAAATGATATTACAAGTGCAATAAACACTACTGCTTACAATGCAGAAATTGCTGCTGCTAATAGACAAATGGCTAATATGCAACAAAACTTTGATTTAAGTAGACAATTTGCAGACTGTTGCTGTGAAAATAGACTTGGAGTACAAGATCTAAAATCAACTGTAATAAGTGAAAATTGTTCTGATAGAGAAGTATTAAGACAAATTGGTCAAGATATTCTTGTAAATCAAACTGCTAATACTCAAAAGATAATTGATGAAATCTTTAGAGATAGATTAGATGAAAAAGATGACAAAATTGCAGAATTAAATAGACAATTACAAATGGCTGATTTAAGAGCAAGTCAAATAGCACAAACTCAAGCAATTACTTCAAATATCTACAATGAATTGAAGAACTGTCCTATTGGCACTGTTCCAGTATTTGGAAATCAACCTATATTCACTTGTCCTAACAATAATGGATGTGGATGTGGGAACTATACAACAAGTCAATTTATTTAATAGCATATAGTCGATTACGACACGCTCGATTACGAGAACTTGCTAATTGATAAGGACATTATTGTCCTAACCAAGAGAATAGACAAGTTCTATTCTCTTTTATTTATGAAAGGAGAGATAAAAATGATAGAAACTATAATTAATGAGCCTTTAAATCTACCAAGTAATGCCAGTCCAGTAACTTTTGACGAAACAACAATTAGAACTAGGTGTGCTTCTTGCTGCGGTTGGTTAGATTATTCAAATGGTAATCCTAATTTTAAAATATTTGGAAATGGATATACAGGTTATTATGATGTAGAATTTAGTGCTTCTGTAAGTACAGCAACACCGGGAGTAGTAGCAATAGGTTTATTCCAAGATGGTGTATTAATTCCTGATACAGTTAGAGCCGTAACAATTGCAGCAGCAGATGATTATGAAACTATATCATTTGATAAGAAATTAAGAGTTTGTCCTCGTGGAACTACTAATATATCAGTACAAAGTGTTCCAAGTGTACCTACACCAACTACACCTACAACACCAATATCAACTACACAAGCAATTATAACTAATGCGACATTTAGTATAAGTAGAATTTAGATGAAAAATAGTGTAGTAGATAATTTGTCTTTAGTTTTACAAGCATTAAGTTTGCAAATATTGTTTCAAGACTATAACAATTTTGATCTTATGCAAGAATTACAAACACAAGATGAAAAATATTTAAAAAAAATAATTGAACAAAATGAAAAAATAATACAACTTCTTGAAGAAAGGAGGTAGTTAAAATAAATGGAAGAAAATAAGGAAATTGAAAAGGAAGAAGAACAAAAACCTTTATTTTCAAGATTATTAGAAGAAACAGAAAATTCTATCGAAACAGTATTAAAAGATGGGATTACAACAAGTAATGTAGAAATACTATCACAATTAGTAGATATACATAAAGATATTTTAGGAGAAAGAAAGGAGAAAAATAATATGTACGGAAATTACAACGGATATGGAAATTATAATGGAAACTATGGGAATTATGGTAGAGATTCTTATGGAAGAGAACAATATGGAGAAAACTATGGAAGAAGAGGTAGAGATAGTAGATATAGAGGCGATGAATATATGGGTAGAATGAATGAAGAATACGGCAGATATTCAGAATCTCGTTCTTATGGGAATCCAGAAGAAACAGACAAGAGTTTTCACTACATGGTAAAGGCTTTAGAAGATTTTATTAAAGTTCTTGAAGAAGAAGCAGATACACAACAACAAAAAATGCAATTAAAACAAGCACTTCAAAATTCTATGAGATAAAATGTATAGATTTTATAATGCCAATAAATTTGGACTATACGAGAACGATTGCACCATTAGATCAATTAGTTTAGCAGAGTGTAAAAGTTGGGATTATACCTATGATAAAATGAGTAATTTAGCACAAAGTAAAGGGACAATGATGGATGATAGAAATTTTATAAGATGGTATTTAGATACTAATTATGAAAGAGTACCATTTTTATATGAAACAGTAGGAGAAACTGCAGCACTATATCCTGACAAAACACTTTTAATTACTATGAAAGGACATATAGTATGTGCTAAAAATGGAGTAATATACGATAGTTTTGATTGTCGTATGAGAAAAGTAGAAGATGCTTGGATAGTAGAGCCAAGTTGCTGAAAAAAAATAAATATGCTAATATTTTAAATAGAGATACTATATCCCCCTAACTATGGTATCTCTTTTTTAAAAAGGAGAGAGAAAAATGAAACAAGCATGGAGTGATTTAAAATCATTTGTAACAATTTCATTTACGCTAACAATAATAGCATTAGTTATAGTAGTAGCGATAAAAGGTAAATGGGATATGTTTCAAGTAGTATTCACATTATTTTCAAATTTAGCAACAGCAGTATTTACATACTTTTTTACAAAGAAATCAAAAGGAGATGATATAAATGTATAATCCAAGATTAAATTGTCCTAGTAGAGATAATATATACTACAATTCAAATAAGAATCCATTTGTCCCAGCAGGATATGGTATGTTTCAAAATGGGGGTAATTGTACATGCTATGCTTGGGGGAGATTTTTAGAGATAGCAGAGGGCAAAGAGTGTAAATTATATACAGGAAATGCAGAAACTTGGTATCCACATACAGAAGATGGATATGTAAGAGGACAAACACCAAAATTAGGAGCAGTAATATGTTGGGAGGGTGTAGGAAGTAAAGCAGGACATGTAGCAGTAGTAGAACAAATAAATTCTGACGGTTCTATTACAACTTCAAATAGTGGTTGGAGAACATCACTTTTCTATACACAAAGATTATACCCACCATATAATTTAGGTGCTAGTTATAGATTTCAAGGATTTATATATAACCCTTATGCTGGAGAAGTACCAGTTGGAACAGTAGCAGAGATACAAGAAACACTAAACAAGAGATACGGATATAATCTAGCAATAGATAATAGTGCTGGACCTGATACAAGAAAACATTTAAGAATGGCTATGCAACACGAACTTAATGTACAATTTGGTGCAGGACTTGCAGAAGATGGTTCATTTGGACCAGCAACACAAAGAGCATTAAGAAATGTAGTAATAGAATACGGTTGTCATGGCAATATGACATGGTTAGTACAGGCATGTTTATATATAAAAGGCTACGATCCAAGTGGACTTGATTCTAACTTTGGACCAGGTATGAAAAGAGCAGTAGGAGATTTCCAAAGAAATAACAATTTATATGTAGATTATAGAGTTGGTTACAATACAATGATGAAATTATTTAATTAAAAAATAGATAGGGAAACCTATCTTTTTTTAATTAGGGTATTGACATTTATGTTAATTAAGTTTATACTTAAATTATAGTAGAGGAGGGATAAAGAGAATAAGAAGATATTTTTAACCATTTTAAGAAGAGTTTGTATCAAGTCGACTAATTGGACTATTTATTAAAAAACTCTTCAATTAGGGGGTAAAAAATATAGAATAAGAAAGGATTTAATAAAATGTTAAAAGAATATTTGCAGTTAACAATACAAACTAAAAAAAATATGCGAAAAAGAATATACGAACTTGAGAAAGAAGTTAAGGTAGCAAAAGATAATGAACTATTTGCAATAAATGAGATGAATAAATATAAACAAAAATATTTTAAGTTAAGAAGAAACTCAAACAAGGAGGAATAAATGTCAAAACAATTAAGAGATGAGAGATATAAAATTTACAAACAAAGCAAAGCATTACAACAAGCCGCAATAGATGAAGATAACAAGTATAAATCATATCAAATAAAACAAAGACAAAATGAGATATATAAAAAATGGCAATTCTACGATAGGTTTATAAAAGCACAAGATAAAATAAAATAGATATTGACTACCAAGGTACAATATGGTAAACTTATCATAGAGAGGAGGATAGAAAGATGAAAGATGAAAAAATAGTTTTTCAGAAAAATGCAGATAAAGTAATGAACAGAGTAATTATTCCAAAATTCTTTATTGATAAGTATGGTAGAAGTTTCTATATGGAAGTATATGAAGATTACATAAAATTAATACCTATCAATAAAGGAGGAGAATAAAAATGTCAGTTTTTAGAATCAATAAAAGTAAAAATTATACAACAATGAGCAATTATCATTTTAAAGATAAAGATTTAAGTTTAAAGGCAAAAGGATTATTAAGTATGATGCTTTCTTTACCAGAAGATTGGGATTATTCTATAGTAGGTTTAGTTTCTATATGTAAAGAAAATGAAACTGCAATAAAAAATACATTAAGTGAACTTAAGAATAATTACTATTTAAAAATTACAAAATTAATGCCTAATGAAACTGACAATGGTAGAATTAAATATATCTATGATATTTACGAACAACCATATAAAAAACAAGAGGTAGAAAATCTAGGGGTAGAAAATCAACCACTATTAAATACTAATAATAAAAAAGAAACAAATAATAATGAATTATTATTTGCAAAGAAAAAAACTAAATTTTCTAAACCTACATTAGAAGAAGTACAAAATTATTGTAAAGAAAGAAACAATAATATTGATGCACAATACTTTATAGACTACTATGAAAGTAATGGGTGGAAAGTTGGCAAAAATTCTATGAAAGATTGGAGGGCTTGTATAAGAACTTGGGAAAGAAATAATAAAACTAACAATAATTCTAGTAATGATAATTACCATTATGAAATAATAGATGGTTATAATACTTTAATTTGGGATTAATGTATGGAAGAAAAAGAAGAAGATTTGATTGGTTATATTATTAGAAATCCTAAATTCATAGATGAATTACAAGTTAAACCAAAATATTTAGCAAATAAAGATAATAGAAAACTTTTAGAATATTTAATATCTTGTTATAAACAAAAAGGTTGTTTAACAGAAGATGATTTAAAAGTTGATGAATTTGTTGAACAAATAGCATTAATAAGATTTGATACTTTATATATTTCAACTTTAGTAGATAGACAATTTAAAGAACTTGAAAAAGATATATTAATAGATTTTAAAAAAAGATTTATAAAATATCTAAATGAACAATTAGAAAAAAATAAAATATCTTATGAAGAATTTACTAAAAAAATAGAACAAGTTTCTAAAGTTAATATTACAAATACATATAGTAATACAATGCTATCTGTTAGAGATATAGACATATCTATAAATAAAGAATTAGAATATATTAAATCTAATACATTTGAACTTGATAACAAAATAAAAGGTTTTGCATTAGGTCAATTAAGTGTATGGTCTGGTTCTAATGCTTCTGCTAAAAGTACATATCTAAATCAAATTGCTTTAGAGAGTATAGAACAAGGCTATAATGTAGGTATTTATTCTGGGGAACTAGTTGCACCTAGACTTTTAAAATGGTTAATAAACCAATCTGCAGGTAAACAAAATATGTTATATCATCAAAAAGGTAATTATTACTTTGTAGATGATTATACTGTTGATAGTATTAGGCAATGGTTAGATGGGAAATTATTTATTTATGACAATAATTATGGAAACAAAGTCAAAGATATAATACAAAGTTTTGAAGAATGTATTAAAAAAAATAATATTAAAATATTAATTATAGATAATCTAATGAGTATGGATTTAAGTAAGTATAGTGATAATAAATATGATAATCAAAGTTTGCTTATACAAAATCTATCTAAATTAGCAAAAGAGTTAAATGTACACATACACTTTATTTGTCATCCTAGAAAAGTTACTAATTTTTTAAGAAAAATAGATATAAGTGGTAGTGCAGATCTAACTAATATCGCAGATAATGTATTTATTTTACATAGAGTAAATCAAGATTTTAAAATTAAAACAAAAGAAATGTTTAAGTGGAATGATAATAATTCTATTTATAATTTTACAAATGTAATAGAAATATGTAAGAATAGAGATTTTGGTGTAGAAGATTATTTTGTAGGTTTATATTTTGAACCTGAAAGTAAAAGGCTTAAAAATAGCAAAAATGAAATAAAAAATTATAGTTGGAAAAAAGGAGAAAAAAATGAAATATAAAAAATTATTACTTAATGATGAAGAAATTAAAAATATACAAATATTAATAGCACAAGAAATAATAAATTTAAAAGCAAAACAAGAATTAATAAGAGATAAGTCATATATAAAAAATAAAATTATGAAATATCAAAAAATATTTGATGTATTAGAATATTTAGAAAGAGAGGAGAATAATGAAAAATAATTACACTTATCTAAAGATTGAAAACTTTAGAGGTATTACTGAATTTGAAACTAAATTTAAAGATGGAATAAATGAAATACATGGAGATAATGGTGTAGGTAAATCTACTATACTTGATTCAATTACTTGGGTATTATTTGGTAAGAATTTAGCAGATAAAAAAAGTGGATTTACAGTTAGTCCTATAATTGATGGGGTTGAAAGAAATGATCTTGAAACTAAAGTAAAATTAATAATAAACGATAGTTTTATTGTAATTAGAAGTTGGAAAGATAAAAAGACAAGTTTACAATGTGGATTCATAGAAAATGGAGAAGAAAACCTAGTATCTATGACACAAACTGAATTTAAAAAAATACTTTCTGAAAAATTTATAGATGAAGAAGAATTTAAAGCACTTTCAAATATAAACTATATCCCAAGTCTTAAATGGCAAGAACTAAAAGAATTTATATTTAATCTTATAGGGGAAATAAAAGATGATGAAGTATTATTAAATGGGTCTTTTGATAATATTGAAATGATGATTAGAAATTTTGGTATTGAAAAAGCAACAGAACAAATTAAAACAACTGAAAAGTCTTTAAATGAACAAATAAAAGTACTTGAAATAGAAATTAAAAGTATGATTGCAATGAAAGAAAAATATGTTGCTGATAGTGAAGAAAATGAAGCACTTAAAATAAGAAAAAAAGAACTTGAAAATAAAATAACTAGCATAAAAGAAAAACAAGAAAAAAATCAACAATTAATGTATTCATATAATAAAGCCAAAGAATTTCAAATGGAAAGAGAACTAAAATTAAAAAATACTATTCAAGCAAAAGAAAACAATGAAGAAAAAATAAAAAATTATGAAGAATTATATAAAGCAAATTCTTATAATGTAGAATTAGTTAGACAAAGAGATTTATCTAATAAACAAATAGAACTTGAAAATGTAAAAAGTAGAATTAATAATGCTAATGGTCAATTAGAAATTTATGAATTAAATTTAGAAAAAGTGCAAAAAGAAGCAACTGAATTTGCAAATCAAGAAGTTAAAATTGAAAATGAAATATGTTCTACTTGTGGGCAAAAACTTCCTGAAAATAAAATAAAAGAGTCTTTAGATAAATTAAAAGAACAACAAGTAAATAAAATTGAAGAATATAAAATACAAATATCTGATTTAAAAAATAAAATAGATACTATCAAAACAAATAACGAATTAGATACAAAGTTGATAGATACTATTAGACAAGATATTGAAAAAATTAATACTCAAGAATATCAAGTTGTTGAAGAAACTGAAAAACAAAAAGAATTAAGAGTTAAGAAAGAAGAGTTAGAACTTGAAAATAAAGAACT